ATATTCATCTGTTCTGCTAGGCTTGGACCTGTATCACCTCTCTTATGCCAAAGGGAGCTATCTAAGACACCGTACCGGATTGTTCCGTCTTCTTGCTCTGCACTTAGTATCATATCTGCTAAGTCAGTAGCTGTAACTTTAGAACAATATAATTCTCTGTATACAATTAGTTGATCAGTAGGAGCTACTGCAAGCCAAAGTACACCTGTGTGACTTCCGTACCCGTAGTCGCAAGCTCTAAATCTAGCCCAACTTTGAGGTATCTTAAAAGGATCAATTACATGTATCTTTCTATTAAATTCAGGAAACGCTGCTCCTTCGTTTACATCCCAGTTACCATCTAGTAATTGTTTTCTTTGATGTTCAGGCAATGATAAAAGCATTGCTTCATAGTCGCCACCTTCAGAAAGATAAGGATTGTCAAATAAACTTGCAGGTATAAACCTACGTTTAAATAACGGTTCACCTTCTCTAGTGTGACCTTTAGGAAATGTAATAGTATCTCCTGTTTCAATATTAGTAGCCCAAAAAGATTTTCTTGAAGGGGATGGATCAATAAACATTTTTTTAACCCACTGATGTCCTGCACCTCCGGGGTTTGTAGTAGCTCTCATGTACAAACCTAACTCTTTAGCGTAGGCACTACGTAAACGAGATCTCATGTAGTCCCAAGCGTAAGGAGAACTCCACTGTGTTAACTCGTCAAAACCTATCCAGTTAAACGCCTGTCCTTGGTAGCGTGTAACATCCATATCTTTATCTAGGTATGACATCCAAAGTCTTCCACCTCTAGGTGAGATCCATTGGCTTTTTCTTTCTGACCATTTAATACCCGGTATAGCACGAGGGTATAACTCTTGGCTTTTTTGTATTAGTTCTCTTAGTTCTTCAGTAGTGTGTCGTACTAGTAGTCCACTAAAGTTAGCGTTGTTTAACCCGTGTAGTGGGTCAGCAAGCATTGCATAACTTTTTCCCCCACCTGCTGCGCCCCCGTATAGTACTTCTCTTTCAGACGAAGACAAGAAGTCTGTCTGTGGCCCTTCATTAGGTTTAAAGACTACATCCTGAGCTTCTTGTACATCATATGCTGGTGCTACAGATTTAGCAGGTACAGCGTCAACTTGTTTAACTAGAGTAGGTTCCAACTTTTTGCGTTTCGAGGTTCTCAATTTCTTGGAGCGTTTGGGCAAGTCGCTGGGCAAGCCTACGTTTAATAACAATTGTTTTTTTACGTTTTCGCTCAATATCTATTCTTTTCTTTAATCCCGTGTGGGATATACTTCTATTTGTTTGTTTTGTTAACCACTGTGCTACTTCTCTGTAACTATACTGGAGTAAATGTTTTTTAGCTACTTCTAATGCTTCTAGCTCTTCACGTACAGGAACTAAAAGTCTATCATTATCTTTGTGAATTTTATAACCAAATGGAACCGTCTTAAGAGATACTCTAGCAATTGTGTGCCACTCTTTTTCTTTTCCTCTTTTTGGTTTAGGTAATTCCCAATACCCTAAGTTTTCATGTTTTATTCGTTTGTACCTTCTTTAGCTGGTAGGATAAATACACCTCCTCCAGATGAGTTAACGTCTACACGTTCTACTTTACCAAAGCCGCCTCTATCTAACAGGTCTTTAGCTGCTGCCATTTTATCTCGTATACCTAACTCAGTAGGGTCATCTAACGCTTTAGCCATAGCTACTGCAGCTTTAGGTGCAATCTGAACTAGGTACTCAGTTGTTGCACTCATAATCTCATCTTTTAAAGAATCTCTTACAGCTTTAGTAGAAGTGCTATCACTATACCCTGCAAGTTTTTTTGCTAATGCATGATTACCACCAGCTTCATCAAACAAGACTTCTAAAAATTTAGTTTGATTATCAGTTAATACTCGTGTCATTATTTCTTTTTCTTCCTGCTAGGTTTCTTGGCACTTCCAACTTTTGCTTTTGCTGTCTTTGTAAGATCTTTAAAGTGAACTAGGGGTTTAGAACTTTTAGTGTGAGTTTTACCTGTATGTAAAGAACCATCTGGCATTTTATGATTAGCCCCATTATACTCTGTTCCATTTTTTAAATAATGCTGTACACCTTTTGCCATTATCTTGCCCCTTTAGATTTTCGTATTGGTGCAGGTTTACGTTTTATGCCAACTAAACTTTTTAGTTTATCAACTCTCCCACGTTGTGCAGTTGCTCTACTTGATTGTTCTAAAGGCCTAACTAGTTTTAAAATATCATCTTTAGCTTTTTTATCTAATTTTCTACTACTAAAAAATCTTGTACCTTTATCTTCACTTCGGGCTTCTTTATTTATTGCACCCGGATCATTACGTATGTTACTTGCCAAAGCTTTAAAAGCAAATTTTGTATCTTTATCGGAGTTATCACCTGTTTTTGTTTTTGCATTAAGGAGTCTATTTATTTGTTTGTATCTTTCATCAGATAATTTTCCTCCAAAAACTTTTTCCATGCGACTTTTTTTGTCCATGCTTCTCCATTGCAGTATGGCTTTTGTTGTAGACTCAGAAGGATTAGCTCTATTTAAATATTCTTTACCTGCTCTTACATTTACACCTTTTGTTTTAGTGTGGGGTAATCCTTTTTTGTTTGTCATTACTCCTGTATCATTTTTTGCCATGTTATTTCCTTATTTCATTTTTGTTTTAGATAATGCAGAACCAGTAATATAAGCTGCAACTATGCCTGTGTTTGCAATTAAAAATGTAGACACTACAGGAGATATTACTGCCATTCGATCTAGTGTAATAATAGGAAGTAGTAATAAAGCTACTCCAGCAATAGAAACTCCCATAGATACTACTGCCATTCTACGTTGAGTATCTGCTTGTTTGTCTTCGTTTTCTAAACGAATCCACATAGCATGACGATCCATCTCTTCGTCAGTAACTACTCCGTCACCATTTGTATCTGCTACTATATACTTACTGTCTTTTTGTAATTTCTTAGTCATCTATTGTTCTTTTCCTGCAAAGGCTGATCCGGTAAGTATAGCCCCAAATGCTAAATGAAACAAACCTCCACCCATTAATGTAAAAGGATTGTGTTGACCTGTTAATTTCAACATGAGATTTTGTCGAATTAATGGGTCTTCAACCGTTGCCATTAATTTCATAAATTCACTTATATCTGGTCTATTAATTCCGTACCATATAGGTACAAACATAAAGTCATAAAAACAAATTAAAAGATAAATTATAAGAGCCGTCCAACGCCAAGTCATAGTAGACTTTTGTTGCGCTGTTAAATCATCAACCATTTATTATTAGAGACATGGAGCTTCACACACTGCTGTATTAGTTCCATAAATTACTATTCCTGCAAATATTATAATTACAAGACCTATCCATACCCATTTATTTTTTAATAATGTACTTATCATATTCTTATTCCTTTATCATTTCTAATGCAGTTTTAAGTGTTTCTTCGTTACGTCTTATCCAACCTTTACCAAACACATGAAATGTATCAAGATTTTTGTAAAAGTTATTTCGAACATAGTGCATTTGTTTAATAATTTCTTTTGGCGATATTTCTGCAACTGCTTGTAAGGTCATGGGTCCGATGCCCCCATCTGCTTCAACACCTACAATGCGTTGCAATGCTTTAGATGCACGAGACTTGCCAGAATTTACTGCCCAATCAAAGGTACTCCAGTCAACTCCAGAAGGAAGATAATCTCCCCGGATAGCATCCCAATAATTTTCTTTATAAATAGGGTAGACATCATCGTGGGTTAGCCCTTCCATTTCTCCATCTACAACTTTACGACCAATGTAGCTTTCATATACAGCTTTAGTCACACCTAAGTTTGTTATTCCACCGGGATCTGAAGGATGATTTACAAAACCACCTTCGTGTTCTAGTAACATATTTAAACAAGTACTGTAGTTAGTTATCATTTCTTGCCACCAAAGAATTTAGTAGCAGATCTAATACCAAAGGAAGCTGCTATTACTACTCCTAGACTATAACTATACCAAGACGGTGCTAGATCAAGTGCAGCAAATCCTTCTGCTGCCATCTTTCTGCCCCAATCCCCACAGAAACTTAAAATAAATGGACCACTTAGTAGCAGTGTTAACCATTCATCTTTCCATGAGTTACTAGTAGCCTTCATTGCTTCCAGATCCCAATCAATCTCACCAGTAGCAATTTTTAAATCTTTAGTAGCTTTAGCTTTTTGTACAGCAGTTTTGCCTTCAATCCATGAACTTGCTAACCCAGCTATAGGTCCAATAATATTACCTAATCCAAACATTATTTAGCTTTCTTTTTTGCCATACCGCCTTTATTCATCATACCCATTTTGTTACGTACAGCTTTAGGTAATTTCTTTGCTCCACCTGTAGGTTTTTTTAAAGCCATACCGCCAGCTTCATAACCCATAGACTTCTTAGCCATGCCGCCACCCATCATTTTTGCCGCAGGTTTTTTCTTAGCCATACCACCAGCCATATAAGTTGAAGGTTTTTTCTTTGTCATACTACCAGCTAGTTTCATGCCACTACTTTTTTTCATCATCTAAAAATCCTTTGTTTAATTTCAAAACGCTCAACACCAATGTCTCGCAATTCTTTGTCTGTCATGTTTTGTAATATCCAGTAGTTGGCTCTTCGTTCTTGTGCAGCTACTGCTTTGTGCCATAGTTTTTTTAACATAGTATACTTCCTTTTTAAAATAAGTAGGTCAGAAAGTCTGACTTACTCAGGAAGTTATACCATACTTAGTTATAACATAGAATTGCTAAGATTGCAACCCCGTTATGTTTTATTTACTTTTTTTTGCACTCACAAAAACCTGACCAACCAAATAGGTGTAGTACAATTCCTGTAGCTATAAGTCCAGCAAGTCCTGCATTTCCTAACAATGTAACAAGATTAATTATGTTACTTACTGCATCTCCTAAAAAAATAAGATTGCTAGGTCCAACAAGCATAGATGCTACGATAGATAAAGTTAAAAGTGCAACTCCTATTTGAGTTATGCCTGTGATAGATAATTTTATTTTTTCTTCCACTTTATATTCCTTTTAATTATTAAACTTTAAGGTAGTTGTTATTTAAACAGACCCGTCTTTCTCATATCTATTAATCCTCCTTTTGCTCTTTTTATTTTTTTATTTCGTTTAGCTGATGGATTAGTATTTATATCTTGTAAATAACGAGGAAGTGATTGTAACATATCTGTTCCACTTTCGTATCCTTTACGAGGGTTATTACTTTCTCTTCTTTGTAAATCTTTTTCAAGTTCTTCAGAAGTTGGCCTACGTTTTAGTGGACCCGGTGCAGCTTTAATTACAGTTATAGATACTTCAGAACCATTAGATTTTTCTCTTAATTTATTCCTAAGCAATATTTTGTTCTCTTTAAATTCTCTAGCTGTTTTATTTAAAACATTTGTCCTATTATGTATTTCTATTTTTTTATCTGCGGCAAGTAAAGCTTTTTCAGCAGCTTTAACACTAGCTTCAGAATCAGCTATTTTTATTTTTGCTTTTGCAATTTTAATAGATTTTTCTATGTCTTTATTAGAAGTAGTTTCTGTTTTCTTTTTTTCTACAGTAGGTCTTTTTTTAGGAACAACAGATTTTATAACAGGTAGTTTATCTAAATCTTCAGCGTAAGCTGCAATCATTACTACACCTTTTTTATTTGTGTAATATAAACTACCAGCTTTTTTAGCTGCAGATATACTTGAGTATTTACCTGCATCCTTTTGCGCTTCTTTAGAAGACTTACCTTTAGATTTTAATTGAGCATTAATCCATTTAGTTAATTTACTCGCCATTGTTTTTCCTTTTTATGTATCTACTTTTGATTTTTCTGAATCCCAGTTAATACATTTTATTTGTAATATATTAGCAGAAGGAAATTTATTTTTAAGATAAGGTAGTCCTATAGTTTGTATTTGTTTGTAACACATTGCTTCAGTTTCAAAAATTGGACCACCATATGTAGTACAATCAGAAAAGGATACTGTACACAATAAAAATAAAGGTGTCCACATATTACCACTTAACTTTATCAGCCCAATAAGCTGCACTTAATTTACCACGTTTTATATTCTTACCGTGTCTAGCTTTAAAACTTTTACGTTTAGCTTTCATTTTATCTGACTCACCAGCTTTAGGTTTACCTGCAGTGCTTGCACCCTGCTCACCAAAGCGTATCATTTTAATAGTGTCGCCTTCTTTAGCTAAAACTACGTGTGACTTAGTAGGATGTTTAGGGGTACGTTTAGGTTTATTGTAACCTTCGAACCTCTCTCCTCTGTATTCTATACT